CCGGCTCTGGTGCCATGAGCACGCAAAAATTCAGTAACGACCTCAGCGCCGCATTGGCGGATCCGTCTGTCAGTCAAATCCTGATCGACATTGACAGCCCCGGCGGTTCCGTCTTCGGTATCAGCGAGCTTGGCGATGAAATCATGCAGGCCCGCGCGCAAAAACCTGTCATCGGTTTCGCCAACAGCACAGCGGCCAGCGCCGCTTACTGGCTGGCTGCATGTTGCGCTGAGCTTTACATGACGCCCGGCGGTGAAGTCGGGTCTATCGGCGTCGTGATGGCGCACCAGGACAAGTCTGCCGCGATGGAAAAAGACGGCATTCGGACCACGTACATCACCACGTCCAAATACAAAGCCGAGGGCAATTCATCGGCCCCTCTAAGTGACGAAACAACCCAGTACCTGCAGGCCCGGGCTGGTGCATATCACGCCATGTTTACGAAGGCCGTCGCCAAGGGCCGCAACGTGCCAATCGACGCCGTGCGCGACGGCATGGGTCAAGGCCGAATGCTGGGTGCAACTGATGCGCTCGCCGCCGGGATGGTTGATGGCGTCATGACGTTCAGCCAGCTCGTTCAAAAAATGCAGGCCAATTCAAAACCCGCTCGATCTGCACTGAAAGCAGCAAAAAACCGACTCGCAATTCTGGGCTAAGCACGGCCCCTGCGCTAACACCTCCGACGATGTGAAAGCGACCGGCCCGTAGGCCGTTGTGCAACCCGACCGGGTTCCCTTGTGGAGCCTTTTTTGTTTCTAGCCCGCCTCTGTGCGGGTTTTTTTTCGTCTGGAGTTTTTCATGTCCGCACGTATCCGCAATTTGCAAGCCAAAAAAACCATTGACGTTAAAGCTATGCGCGCTTTGACGGAGACGGCAGAGGCCGATGGCCGCGACCTCACCGCCGAAGAACAAGCAAAGTTTGATTCCCTTGATGTCGCAGTGAAGACCGTCAACTCCTCGCTTGAGCGCGAAGCACTGATCGCCGCCGAAGAAGCCACGATGGCCAGCAGTTCCAGTGTCATCGTCTCCGCCATCGGCGCAGTCACAGACAACAAAGCCGCCGATCTGACGGGCGGCTTCAAGTCCTTCGGGGACTTTGCGCAAGCAGTAAAAACCGCCGGGCAAATTAGCAGCGGTTACGGCGGTGTCGCCGATCCACGTCTCGGTTTCGGTGCTGCTGTGCCGTCCAGTTTCGGCAATGAAAGCACGGGCGCAGACGGTGGTTTCACGGTTCCGCCGGAGTTCTCGAAAGAGATTTTCCGCCTCTCGCTCGTTGACGATGCGTTCCTGCCGTTGACCGATAACGTCAACGTGTCCGGTAACGGCATGGTGTTTCCGAAAGACGAAACAACCCCCTGGGGCACCAACGGCGTGCGCGCGTACTGGCAAGCCGAAGCCACTGCAGCGAACGCCACGAAGCCGGTTTTCGGCGTGCAGGCAATGCGTTTGCACAAATTGATGGCGCTTATGCCTATCAGCAATGAGCTGCTGGAAGATTCGACCGCGCTTGGCTCTTATCTGCAGCCACTGGCAAGCCGCTCGATCACCTGGAAGACCAACGAGGCGATCCTTTACGGCAACGGCAACGGACAGCCCACCGGCCTGTTTAACGGCACAGCCAACGTGGTGCAAGCCAAGGAGGCCGGGCAAGCAACGCAGACGCTGCTGACGATGAATATCGCGAACATGATCGCGCGCTTGATGCCCGGCAGCTACTCCAAAGCCATCTGGCTGATCACGCCGGACCTGTTGCCCTCACTGTTCACGTTAACGCTTGGCAACTATCCAATCTATCTGCCGCCTACCACTGGCGTTCAGATGAACCCCTACGGCTCGCTGTTTGGGCGTCCGATCATCGTGTCACAGCACGCGTCTGCATTCAGCGCGCAAGGTGACATCTCGCTGATCGACTTCAACTACTACCGGACCATCACCAAGGCCGGTGGCGTGCAGGTGGACCAGTCCATGCACCTGTATTTCGATGCTGACGCCACGGCATTCCGCGCCACGTTCCGCCTCGATGGTGGCTCCAAGATCGTCGCGCCTTTGACGCAAGCCAAAAGCGCCAAAACCCTCAGCCCATTTGTTCAATTGGCCGCTCGCTGATCCACAAAACGCGCGGGCTTTCGGGTCCGCGTTATTTTTTTTCAATTGGAGATTTTCATGTACCAAAATCAAAAACCCAGCGAGTCATTCAGCGTCCTGGCGACCATCGACCCAGCATCTGTGCCAGCTTCGGTCGTCGTATCGCCCTACGCGCCGATCAAAAATCACTTCGCGCTCGTAGCGTTGATTGATGCCGGTGTATTCGGCGCGGGCGCGACCGTGGACGCGAAATTGCGGCAAGCGCAGGATGCCGCAGGCACGGGCGTTAAGGACATTCCGGGCAAGTCGATCACCCAGCTTGTGGCTGCTGGCGGCAACAACCGCCAAGTGATGATTAACATGAAAGTCGCCGACCTCGACACCGAGAACGGCTTCGCTTTCGTGTGTCTGCAAGTCACTGTCGGCGGATCTGCCACGTTCATCTCGGTCGCGTTGCTGGGTTTCTTTGCCCACTACCAAGACGCGGCCCAGTTCAACCAAGCCGGTGTGGCGCAGATCGTCTAAACCATGGGCCTCGTTCAAACGTCACCGCCTGCCGTCGAGCCCATCGGCGTCGCTGATGTCAAGTTGGCGTCACGCGTTGATTTTTCGGACGAGGATGCGCTGTTCCCGCTGTTCATTGGTGCAGCGCGTCGCTATGCAGAGATGTACACCGGGCGCAGCTTCATTACACAAAGCTGGAAGCTCACGCTAGATCATTTCCCGCGCCATCCTTTGCTTCTTGAAAAAGGTGCAGTCCAGAGCATCGAGTCCATCACGTACTTGGCGATGGATGGCACTTTGCAGACGATGCCCGTCACCGATTACGTTGCCGACCTGAGTAATCCGCTAGCCCGCGTCACGCCCGTATTCGGAAAAATATGGCCCGTGCCGATGCCGCAAATTGGCAGCGTCTCAGTCAGCTATACGGCTGGTTATGGGCTGCTTGCCACGGACGTTCCAGAGGGCATCCGGCATTGGATACAGATGAGAGCATCAACTCTCTACGAAAACCGTGAAGAGGTCGTTGTAGGCCCCCGCGTGGTGGTGCTTGAGCTGCCCTATATCGACGGCTTGCTTGACCCTTACCGGATCGTGAGTCTGTAATGCGCGCCGGACAGCTACGCCACCGCATCACAGTACAGAGTCGAAGCGATGGCGCTGATGAACTGAATCAGCCACTCACGACCTGGGTCGATGTGGTCACGCTGTGGGCAGAGGTCGAACAGCTATCGGGTCGCGAACTGATGGCAGCGAGCGCAGAGCGCGCAGAGAACATCGCACGGGTCACTGTCCGATGGAGACCCGATCTGTTGCCAAACATGCGCATCGTTTACGGGGCGGCGCTGTTCGACATCACCGACATTTCGGACGTTGAAGGGCGTTTCAAGCAGCTTGAATTGATGTGCAAAGCGGGCTTGTCAGATGGCTGATGACGATGCGATCACAGCGGCATTTGTCGCCAGCATTGCGGCACTTGGCCTGCGCCTCAATGAAGCCCTGCCTGGCATCGCATTGCAGGGCGCATCCATCGTCGAGGCCGAGGTGATACGGCGCGCGCCAGTCGATACCGGCGCAATGCGCTCCAGTGTTGACGAGCACGCCGTAGCACAAGGCCCTGGCTATGCAAGCGCCACGGTTGCCGTTGAAAACAGCAGCGAAAGCGGCATAGAGCACTACGCGATTTATCAGGAGTTTGGCACGAGCCGGATGCCCGCCAATCCATTCGTTCGCCCCGCCTTGCAAGCCGTGCGCGGCCAAGTAACGGACCTCATTGAGCAACAAGTTTTGAATGTCCTGACCTCATGACCATTGAAGCTGTCATTGTTCAAACGCTCCAGGCTTGGCCCGCACTTGCTGGCTATGTCCTGCGATTCGACAAAGTTGAAGAGGCCGATACAGCGCCCTACATCGTCATTCAAAAAATCACTGGCACCCGCGTCAGCTCGCTCACGGGTGACAGTGGATTAAGCAACCCGCATTTTCAGTTTGATGTTTACGCCAGCACGCGCGTCCTGGCTTTAACCATCCGCGAACAGGTCCGAAAGGCTCTAGAGGCTAATATAACGCTGTCTGCCATCCATTTCAATGAGGGCGCTGGCTTCGACCCAGAGACAAAGCTCCGACGCGAACGACAAGACTTTTCATTCTGGTTCAACGACTGACCAGAGCACTAATTCACCAACCCAGCCCGCCTTAAGCGGGTTTTTTTTCGTCTGGATTTTCTATGTCACAAGCCCTTCGCTCTCAACTGACGACCATCAAACGGGGCGCGCTTACGGCGGTGCCTGCCGTCTCGCTAACGGGCCTCACAACCGACGGTGTGAGCCTTGCCACGGCCACCACCAGCG